AAGTAGTTCAGGCAGGAAATCTAGAGAAGATATGCGGTGTTACAGACGCTGAATTTGACCAACGAGTGGAAAAACTCGGTGCTAAATTTCGCGATGCACTTGCATCTTTATCTAATCCTGTTGATAAAAGAATTCTCAGTTCTAAAATACACACACTTTCTTCCATTAAGAATGAGTATATTACGCTCAAGATTACTGGAGGAGTTAGAAGAGCTCCATTTGCCATTGAACTTTTCGGTAAAAGTTCACAAGGTAAATCAACTTTTGGTGATACATTGATAGATGGTTTATTGATGTCAGCCGACTTGCCTATAGCTAACGAATTTCGGGCTACTATTAATGCCGCAGATGATTTTATGTCCAATTGGACTACAGATAAAATTGTTGCGATATTAGATGATGTAGCGAATGAGAAAGCTGATAGGATTTCGACTTGCCCTACAAGGCATGTCATTGATATTTGTAATAATGAAAGATATTATGCCAATAAGGCTGAATTGAATCTTAAAGGAAAATGTTTCGTTGAACCAGAAATTGTTGTTGCCACGACAAATAAGAAGGATCTAGATTCATTTGCCTATTCAAATTGTCCCTATTCGGTACAGAGAAGGATGAAATATGTTATAACAGTAGAATGTCGCCCTGAATTGACTAAAACGCTAGCATTCGGAACACTTAATTGTGGAATGAGTGCAGCTAAAGTTCATGCGCGTAATACTTATAAAGGCATTTTCTTACCTCCAGCTGTCGAGGATAATTGGTTATTAACTGTTGAAACAGCTGTTATGCCTCAGAATTTAAACGAGGTAGCTAAATATCAGATAGTTACAAATAAATACGATGACCACAAACCGCTCAAAGACGTTAGCGCCCAAACTGTCATTGCTTTCCTAATTGAAGAATTTCATGCTTGGAGAGCAGAACAGTACAATCTAGTCGCTTCTAAAGAGAAGAGAGCAGAGCATTTGGCAAAATGCGTTCACCAGGGGTGTAGGCAATTAATGCAGACATGCCCTTATCATTCAAATGAGAACGCTATAGCCGAAGCCGAGCTTACTAGAGAGCGCGTCAAAGAGATGCTTCTTGAACCAGAAGCAGAACCCCCAGCAACTTTTACTGGAACTTGGAAACACACGGAAGATGTTAACCTCCAAGCTATTAAAGATGCTGTAGATGACCACCATGAGGAAAAACTCAAGGAAGTGGAGCTGGACCCAGAAAGTTCAGCATTCAGTCCTCTTCTTTATAGTTTTTCAATAGGTGGATCGTTCCTAACTAGACGACTTACTGCTTGGGGTATAACCCAACGTATCAAGGAGAAAGTTAATATAGATTTAGACAAATGGAATGGAAATATTATTGAAGCCGGAACAAGCACTTTGTACAACTACATGTTGTTTTTGGAAAAGAAATGGAACTGGTGGGCTGTATTACCTGAAAAGTGGATACAATCCCCTACATTTCGAGAGTATATATGCTGGTATAAGCAGGATAAGATCAAACAATCTATATTCCGCAATACCATGCTAAATTCTTTTGGGATGTTAACCAGTGCTTTCATGACTTATCGTGATCCATGGACCTTACCATTAACCGCGACCTTGTTCGCAACATGCGTAGTCCGCCAATCTGGTGTGATTACATGCGCTCAGCGCGATTGTTTAGATGAGATTCTTCAGAGGCGCAGACAAATGCCTCAGATTGTTAAGAATTCATCCAATAAAATATTATCCAATTTACTCATGACTAGTTCAGTACTAGCTGGTATCTATGTCACAACTAAAATGTGGTCTAGATGGAGAGCTATGAATTGTCAAGGGAACTTAGAACCAACTACTATAGATGATGTTGCAGAACGTGATGCGGAAGAGAATCAATGGGCCCCTCTACTTAGAGAGGTTAAGCCCGTGAATCTTCATACCGCCACTGCAACTAGTTCTCAGCTGCAAGGAGTCATTGAGAAAAATCTAGTACACGGATCTTTGTTGCGAGATGGAAAAGAACCATTAGTTTTAAATGCTTTAATTACAAATACAAATACTTGTTTAATTCCTAATCATTATTTCAATGATGATGATGAATTTAGAGTTGTATTTACGAGGCACAATAAAGCTGGTAATGCTCGAAAATTTCGCACCATTATTTCTAAACACAAATCTGTATTGCTTCCAGAGACAGATTTACGATTATGTTACATACCTTCAGGAGGAAGTATGAGTGATATTTCACGCTGGTTTCCAGATGGACTCACTTCAGGAAATATTCCTTTTAAGATGTTACATAAGCGTAAAGATGGAACATTAATATCCGCTCAAGGAGTTTGTTCAGAACAAACCATAACCGCTGCCGATATGCGGTATGATGGATATTATTACGGTCGTCTCACAATGGATACATTCCACGGACTTTGTGGAACCCCTATATTTTCGGAGACAAAGAATCCTGTTATACTTGGTGTACATTTAGCTGGTAAAGCTGGCACACCTCAAGGAGGTGCTGGAATTGTGTGTCGCGCGGTTTATGACCGTTGCTACACTCAATTGGCACAACTAGAAGGTGTTATTTTACCAGGTTCAGCAGGTGATTTGCCCGACAAAATATTGGGAGTAAAATATCTCTGTTCAGGAGACACAGATTCCAAAAGTCCATTACGATTTATGCCACATGGCAGTCAATTTAAGAATTTTGGTAGATGCACAGGTAGTGCAACATATCATAGTTCCGTAGTACAGTTACCTATTTCTGATTCTGTTGAAGAATTCATGGGGAAAGAAAATAAGTGGGGCAGACCTACATTTAAACCAGCCTATTTTGGTTGGCAAAAATGTTTGGAGAATGCTAGCTTACCCGCATCCCCTTTTGAAACATGGCTATTAGATAGAGCAATCGTCGATTATCAGCGACCTCTTATCAAGCTATGTAAATCAGATTTATGGAGACAAACTACTCCTCTTTCATCCAGGGAAACCATTAATGGTATACCTGGTAAAAAGTTTATTGATTCTTTGAATATGTCAACTTCAATAGGTTATCCTTTGAGTGGCTCGAAAATGAAGTACGTTGTAGAACGTCCATCAGAAACCGAAGGCCATGTCAATAGAGATTTTGTACCTATTGTTTGGGATGAAATTCACAGAGTTGAGGAGTGTTTACGAAAGGGCGAAAGAGCCTACTGTATAGCCAAAGCCTGCAAGAAGGATGAGGTTTTATCTAGTGCGAAGAATAAGTGTAGAATATTTTATGGCAATTCAATTGCACTCACATTTTTGGTGAGGAAATATTACTTACCTATTATTCGTATTATACAGATGAACCCTCTATTATCTGAATGTGCTGTTGGCGTCAATTGTCACAGTCAAGAATGGGAACAGCTTAATAGGCATATGGACAGATTTGGAAGAGAACGAACTATCGGTGGTGATTATAGTAAATATGATCAGAAGTTACCGAGTCAATTGTTATTCGCTTCCTTGAGGATTTTAATCAATATGGCTTCACATCTGAATTATGATGCTGAAGATTTAGCTATGATGAACGCACTGTGCGGTGAATTAGTTTACGCATATGTTGCTTTCAATGGTGATTTGATTTCTGTCACTGAGGGATTACACATCTCAGGTAATTCATTAACTGTTATACTTAATGGTATATGCGGTAGTTTGAATTTGAGATGTTTCTACTTCTCAGAGTATTCCAGTGGAGATAATTTTAGAGATTATGTTTCCTTACTCACGTATGGAGATGATAATAAAGGTTCAGCAAGCGGTGAAAGACCCAAGTTTAACGTGGCTGCTGCTGCTGCATTTCTGGCTAAATATGGTCAAACATATACTAATCCAGATAAGACAGCGGCGGACAAGCCATACCTGAACCCGGATACATGTGATTTCTTGAAGAGAACATCAGTGTATCACCCGGATCTTAAGATCCATTTGGGGGCATTAAGTGAGGATTCACTATTCAAAATGTTACATAACGTCCTCTTACCCAGAGGAGCATTACGCACCCCCATACAAGCTTCCGGAGAGAACATTGACACAGCATTAAGTGAATGGTTCAATCATGGAGAAAAGAGATATGAGTTTCGCCGTCAACAACTCATTAAAATAATAGATAAGCACTCATTGCGTAATCAGTGCAGCGGATATTTATTATCATATGGTGATAGAATAAGCCAGTGGCGAGAAAATTATGAAAATCCAGGTGACGCTGGAACCTAAGGGACAGCAAACGTCTCTTTATGTATTGGATACCTGTATATATTTTAAATGTATGTTTTATGTTATTACAAGGCTTGCATAGATTAGAAACATCCGAGAGGATACCCCTATTTAGGGGAGTGGGTCGTTCCACACTGTACATACAACGAGCTTTGGTATGAGCATACCATCGACTCTGTAAATAAATAGCTCACTAACAATCTAAATTTTAATGTAAAAATAAACGAGGCTCCCAAAGAAGAAACCTCACAAATGATCACATTTAACGATCAAAACAAATCTTATGAATACTCTAATGACGCACCATATGAAAGCACATATTGTGTTGGCGATAATGGCGATGCCGATTTAGGGAACTTCTTAAACAGACCAATCAAAATTCAGGACTACAAATGGGATGTAGGAACCAGAGTATTTGAAACATTCAACCCATGGCGAGATTTCTTTACGAATCCGAGAGTAATCAACAGAGTAGCCAATTTCAATCTTTTGAAGTGTAAACTTAAAGTCAAAGTATTAGTTAACGGGAATGGATTTTATTATGGTAGGGCTATATTGTCTTACTTACCATTTGCTAATGACGATAAATTCACGGTGGACAGAGCGTTCTTCGTAGAAGATATTGTCCAGGCGTCCCAGCGACCACACATATATATAGATCCAACTTTGTCTCAAGGTGGACAGATAGTATGCCCATTCTTTAATGAATTTAATGCTATTAATGTTCCTCAAGGAGCTTGGACTGATATGGGAGAAATGCGCTTAATGACTATTAACACTTTACAACAAGCTAATGGTGGCACTGCTCCTGTTACTATTTCTATATTTGCTTGGGCTGAAGATGTGGAATTATCTATGCCTACTAGTGCTGAACCAGTTGGAATGATACCTCAATCAGGTACAGGATCCAAGATGAAGGACGAGTATGGTACTGGACCGATTTCACGCCCCGCTACTGCTATAGCAGCCGCTGCCGGCAAGCTTACTAACGCTCCATACATAGGAGGTTACGCGCGAGCCACGCAATTGGCGGCAAATGCAGTTTCTGGAGTAGCCACAGCATTTGGATATTCTAGACCGAATAATATAGCTGACATTACACATTATCGCCCAGCAGTTGTGGGCAATTTAGCAAATACCAATGTTGGAGACACAGCTCATAAGCTTTCTGTGGATTGTAAGCAGGAATTGACTGTGGACCCAGCAACGGTTGGATTAATGTCAGAGGACGAAATGTCTATTAAGAGTATTGTAACAAGAGAATCTTATTTGACAACTTTTCCTTGGTCGACTAATAAAGTAGCAGAAGATCTCTTATTTGAGATAGGAATTACACCTGCACTTTGGAATAAAGTTTCTGGCGGTACGTCAACTGAGATACACATGACGCCTAGTGGATTAGCATCCCTTCCTTTTGCCAATTGGCATGGATCGATGGAGTATAGACTTCAGATTGTTGCGTCTAATTTCCACAAGGGCAGATTGAAGATCGTATACGAACCATTCGATTTCGATGTGAATGAGTACAATACTAATTATACTTATATTCACGATATAGCCGATAATAAAGATTTTTCTATTAGTATTGGCTGGGGTAATCATCAACCATATTTGACAGTAGCTATGCCAGGACGTAATGTCAATGGCTCTACTATTAATGAGGGTAACTTACCTTATGCGAATGGCAACGCCAATCTTAGTGCTGGAGTTCGGTACAATGGTATGTTGAGGGTTTATGTAGTAAATCCTTTAGTCATACCAGCCAATGGAGTAGATGGCACCGCAGAAGTTAACGTCTTTACCAAAGCAGGTGAAGACATGCGCTTTAGAAACCCGGATAATGTTATCGATCAGTATACATACTTTCCACCCACACCTGTTGTAAGGACCGCTGATACGCGAGAAAAAGCAGGATGTTTTAAAGAAACTCCAGACAACCACCTACTTGAGATGCTCAGGCCTCAATCCGGGGTGGACACACAATTACCAGATGTTGTGCGCGATTTGAAATCCGCACATCACAAATGTCTTGATGGTGATTTGCACATAAAAACAATAAACACAAGAGGGAACGATCTCTCCCTCTCATGTAAAGACATCGACGATCTGCTTAAGATGCGGATAGAGGATCTCAACGACTATTTAAGGTTGGATCCTCAATCTGGCACAGACGAAGGCATAGCAGATAAGGAAGATACACAAGAGCCTTCAAAGCCCATTGAAACCGAGATCGCGGCATCAATGGCAACACCCACCCAAGAAGGTGGCGAATACGATTTAGTGTTTTATGGTGAAAACATAACATCGTTTCGTCAGCTCTTGAAAAGATATAATTATCATTCGACAGACCCCCTTTCTGGAGGTGTAGGATCAGGTACATTCTTATGGAATGTGACACGATATGCATTTCCTTATTATCAGGGGTATGCCCCTAATGGTATATATCCGGTGACCCTACCCGTTCAAGGCGAAGCAAATATTTGTAAGATGACACTTATGAACTTGTTGACACCTTGTTATACGGGATGGAGGGGAGGAATTAAATGGAAATTTGTACATACTAATCCAGCTAATTTTCCTCAGACGTCCAAATTTATAGCCCAACGCAATTATGGTTGGGGTCAGTACACAAGTGATTTTACTGACGTTATAAAATCAACGGACACAGAGCTTGCGGCAACCTTAATGGATAACCAATTTGGTTGCGCTGCAGGAGCGTCTCTGACGCACACACGAGTTGTGCCAAGTGTAGAGGTAGAAGTACCTTATCAAGAACCTGTTAGATTTTTGAAGGCCAAGGAGTCCGATTGGACAGGCCTTAAATTTCAGAGTAGTTCTACAATTACCACGAGTATGGTAGTAGCTACTTCAAATACAGGTATGCAATGCACAGACACATATGTAGCCGCAGGGGAAGATTTTCAACTTTTCTTCTTTACCGGCGCACCGATTCTATATCGGTATGCAACTTCACCAGCG